CTCTCTGAGTTGCGTCCGCCGGTAAACCGCTCAATGTTGGTCACAAGGGCTTGGTCAAACGGAGGGGAACCCACAAACTCTTTGATGGTGTCCTTGTCTACATTGCCTACCAGCCCAGGGGAGTCCATCTGAGCCAGCGCCGGGTTGCTAGTGTAGTTGCCAGCTTGCACCACCGCAGGCTCCAGGAGCGTTGCAGACAGTTCAGGTTGATTGTCTTCCGGGCGCACTCTCACCCGCGTACCCGCAGGAGCAGTCAGGTTGCCACCCTCCACAATGGACACCCTCTCACCCGCCTTGTGATCGTTCACAAAGGCGTCCGTTGTGAACACGTTCCCAGAGGTGTCATTTGCGGTCACAGAGCGGTCTTCTTGGGTGGAGAGCCCCTCACCTACCCTGATGGTGTAAGGGTAGCCAGAGGTGGGGAAGCCGGCGCTGGAAAGGACGGACGCTCCCGCCGCCGCCACAGAGACAGGCTGGGTCAAAAATGTGGTGATCAAGTTGCCGTTGGACACCTCCACCTCACCCGCAGCATAGAGCGGTCCCAGACGTTGGATGTTGCGCTCCAAGAGGCGCTCATCCAGATCCCTTCCCACCACATTGTCCAGGTTCCACAACAGGGAGAGGTAGACCATCTGGGTGTACTGCTCATCATCTTCCAGAGCCGCAACTTCCAGAATGGTGCGGATGATAGACCCCACATTCCAGTCAGTCAGGCGTGGTGCTATGGTTCGCACCATGTTCACCATGTCTTGCAGGATCTCTTCAAACTGCCGTGGGGTGAACTCTATCAGAGGCATACCTGACTCCTACAATGTTGCTCTCATGTCAAGTGCCAGAGCGTCATCCTGGTCCTTGGGAACCAGCGTTGATTTGATGTGGATCTGGTCCTCTTTCACTTGGAATGACATTGACGCAATTCTTTCAATCCTGGTATCACTCAGGAGCGTGGTTCTCAAGTGGAGATGATACCCTGCAAGGGTGTCTACTGCAAGCCCTTCTCCAGCTTCAGCACCAAAACCAAACCACGGGTGAGCCCGCAGATCGCCCGGTTTGCGCCGCACTTTGAGGTGGAGCGCCTGCACCAGATTGTCCGTTCCTTCCACAGTGTCCAGATCGCCCCCCTGGCTGATTTGCAGTTCCTCTGTGCGTAGGTCCATCTTGATGTCCCGCCCAAAGCGGTAAGCGTCCAAGCTGCGCTCCTCACGATCTGAGGCAAACACATTGTTTTCAGGGGCTTGCTCATCTGGTGTGGCTGGCAACTTGATCGGATCGCCTGGGCGCAGCACTGTGACGCCATCCCCAGATGGGGAGATGTACGGTGGGCGCAGCTTGTTGAGCAGGACAATCTCTTTCCACCTGCCCGCCGCCCCCAAGAACTGTGCTGCCAGCGCCTTGATTGTGACCTGCCCTGGGAGAGTCATGGTCTGGGAGCCGGTAGGAATGGGTGCTGCCCCTATGGCTGTCTTGGAGCCCCCGTCACTCTGCTGTGTGTTGGACAAGGGAATGCCGTCATTAGAGAGCGCCGCCTGCTCATCCTTGCGCCGGTATTTTGCAGCGTAGGCGTCTGCTGTGGCGTTCACATCATGCACGCTGCCCACGCTCATGAGCCCCACAAACGCATCTGAGAGGTTGCGTGCCGCGCTGTAGAACCTGCGCCGGACCTCATCAAAAAAGAAGCCGCTCTCCTGCCCTATGGTGTCACCTGCCTCAATGCACCGGCGCACAGCTTCAGATATCAGGTGCGCGGGCGCAAGGACTGTGGTGATGGTTGCCACCGTCACCGCCTCCGTTATCTCAATCACGTCCAGCACAGCCTGCTCCAGGGATTTGCCAATGTCCGTGATGGTTTGCTGGAGGGTGTCCAGGATGTTGCGGTTGAGGTTGAAAGCAAAGTCCTTGGAGAGCGTTGCAACGTCCTCAATCTGCCTCTTGAGCGTCTCCAGTTTAGCCACCACCACACTCAGCCTGAACTTCTGGTTGCTGCGCCCACTGCGGCTGAAGGGGGATTTGAGGAAGTCCTTGGGGCGTTCCACCCCTTCCAGAGGCGCAAGCAGGCGCAGGTTCAAGCTATAGGTGATCTTGAGCCGCCCACTGGGCGCGGAGCGGTCCCGGCTGAACCTCATGGGCTGGGCAATGTAGACCTCTCCCATCCTCCAGTTTGCCCACACAAAGACCGTCTTGTGAGCCGTGGCGCGGACCCCTTTCCGGTCCCAGTAGAGCCGGACAAGATTGTGCAAAGCACGGTAGCGGTCCTCACCTGTGCGCTCTTTGGTGATCTTGGAGGCAACGGGCTGATTCAGAGAGGGAATAGCACCCGTGATCTGCTGTGCAGTTGATGGCTTGGGGGCGCGGACGCCCTTTGCTGGTCCCTTGGGGGTTGGGCGGAAGCCAAAAGTGCCATTGATCGTCACCATCTTGAAGTATTGCCCACGGTCATCCGTCCAGTAGCCACCCTCTTGAGCTGCAAATGCGTCAGAGGCAGCATCCTCATCCGTGCGGATAGACACAGGCGGGATATCAAAGCCAAACTGGCTCACCGTCTCCCCCGTGGTGGGGTCAATGATGAAAAAGGAGTAGAGAGCCACCCCACCGCCGGTCTTCCCCGGCTTGGTCAACTCAAATTGCATCCTGCGCTGCACGTCATCCACAGGCAGAAGGGTCTTGCGCCCAGGCATGATTCACCTCCGGCTATTAGTTTCTAATACTCACACCCCATCCCTTTTTTGCCGCACCTCACGGGTCTTTTCCAGGTCTTGCACAATGGTCAACATGTACTCCAGCGCCACCTTGGGATCTTGTTCGTTGTCCCACACAATGGACTCTGACATTGTGACCACCACCAACCCCTGCATCTGCCCGTCTACAAACAACTGCTTGAGGGAGTCCAACTGGTGTGCAAGGCGCTCATCAAACTCCTTTGGGGTCATCTGGTCCGCCATCTCATCCTCCTGTGGCTGTGGGGTTGGGAACCCGTGGCAGAGGGCAGTTTGAAGCCAGGTTTGTGTACCGTTTTGCTTGCTTTTCAAACTTCTCAATGGTCTTGGCTATGTCCGCCAGATCGTCCGTGAATTCCTTCAAAGACGCCGCCGCCGCTGCTTGTTTCTCTGCGGAGAAAAAGGAAGACAGCGCAGAAGTAGCCACCCCCAAGCCCGCGCCCGTTGGGTCTGCAAGAGCCGTCTGGATGATCAACACCTTTGCCTGAGCCTTGCCCAGTTCAGAGGCAAACGCCTGCAACTGGGTTCCAATCAGGTCTGCAAGGTAGTCCTCCACTGCCGGCGGTAGCTGCAAGGAAGGGTAGGAACAGCCGGGGTTGGGTTGTGTGCTCATGGATCACTCCGCTTTCAAAACCTTTGTCAAATAGGTCAAGTAGGTGTTTGTTTGCAGTTTTGTCTGGATGGGGATCAAGGAAGATCGCAGCGTCTTGATCAATGCCTCCACTGCCGTACCCACACCAGGGATCTTGCCCACCACACCCTCCACCGTCTCCATAAACTTGATGTAGGTGAGGAAAAAGGTCTGGAAGTCCACTGCCAGATCATCAATACACAGCTTGTTGAGAGTGCTCCCGCCAGTGACGTTCACCTCTCCGGCTGAGATGTTCACCTTGTCTGCGTTCACCGTCACCTTGCCGCTCTTTGTGTAGACCCGGACGTTGGTGCCCTTCATCTCCACCAGCGCCTCTCCGTTGGTTGCACGCACACCCTCCTCATCCACCGCCAGAGAGTACCCCTTCTTGTTGGTCAAACTGATGTTGCCCTCACTGTCCAAGCTGATGCTCTGCCCTTCCCGGTGCTTCAGGACTATCTCTTTGCCCTTCATTTGGATGTACTGCCCCACCCGGTGAGTCAAGTGCAGATCGCCATTCTTGTCAATGCGTAGCTCAGAGTTGTTGCGCCGCAAGGTGAACCGTTTGCCGTCCTCTGTCTTGGGCGCGTCCGTGAGGTTGCGCGGAGAGGAGAACCAGTTGGTGATCAAGGGCAACTCCAGCAGACCACCCACAAAGGTCACAACCACCCAGTCTCCAGATAGGTTTTCCACCCCCCGGCGGGCTCCGTCCGCAAAGAATTCATCCACCTCTTTGGGGTCACATCCGTTGGGCACGTCTTCAGACCAGTCCGCAGGCTCCCCGGTGGTGGGTCCATTGGAGGAGCACTTGCCAAAGGGAAGGATCACCACATGGTCCAGAACCACATACATCTCTGTGCCGCCATAGACCAGCAACACAGAGGCTTCAAGGTGTGAGGCTTTCTCCTGCCCCGGCTCATCCCCCCGCAAGAATCTGAACAGCATGTTGCTGTCACTGTCCGCGTGATGCACGGACAGGACTATTCCCAAGCAGGCTCCAGGCATTTGCACATAGCCTGTGTCCAGTTCTGAAAATTCATCCATTCCGTGCTGAACGGGATCACCGTGTACGTCAAAGCCCATCACTTTTTCCTTTGGTTGATCTTCTTGATCGCCTCTTTGATTTTGTTCTCTTCCTTGTCTGTGACAACCGGACGCCTGATGGGATCATACATCTTCCCATGCAGTTCTTTCTGCTCCGTCCAGGGCGGCTTGCCAGCCTGCTGCCGGTCCTCCTTTGGAGGCTCCCGTGGGACCGTTCTTGGGATGGAGTAGCGTGAAGCTGTAGTGCCGTCCACCCCCACCGTCTGTGTCAGGCTTGCCACCTTGGCATAGGGTTCATCCGTGAGCCCCTCTGCTGGTGACTGGCTGTTCAACTCCTTTGTCCGGCGGTTCTGTGGATCACCTGCATTCTTCCGCGCCTTGTCATCTACCAGAGAGGCAAAGACTGTCAGGAACCTCTTCTCTTTGGCTGGGGTGTCTATTGGTGGACCACCTGTCCCGATGGAGGTCAACACCAAGAACTGCTCCAAGCTGTTACTGGTCCCCGTGGTGCCAAACTGGATGGCAGTGTCAAAGCACATACACACAGCCCGCTCTGATTTGAGCCCAAACCTGTCAGCCAGGGCTTTGGCTGGCTTGTAGTAGTAATTCTCCGCCATGTCCCTCTGGACCTGCTGGAATTCAGCTTGCTTGCCCATCCTGATGGTGCGGTTGAGCAGATCGGAGTCCTTCTTGAAGTTGGCAGAGCGGACCCAGCTTTTGTCAAGCAGGTCCAGGTAGTATTTGGTGCTAAAAATCTCCTTGAAAAGTTGGGGGTTTTGGCTGTGGCAGTTCTGGAACAGTTCAGGCAAAGTGCCCACTCTCTGGTTGAACTGGATAATCCCAAAGGCCAGTTCCCCCTGTGGTTCAAAGTGTGCCAAGTAGTATGCCCGGTCATCCCGGCGCCCTGTCTCAAACACCCGGACAATGTTGAGGAACTTCTGGACCATGCGCTTTTCTGCCGCCGGGTCCGGGTTGGGGACTGTCTGGGTGGCTGGGGCGCTCCCTGCGGTGGTCTTTGGGTCCACTTTCTTGGGGGCTGATGCGGGCTCTGCCTTGGGCGTTGGAGGAGCCACCCTTGCTGGTTTGCGCTCCACTTGCTGCCCGTTGCGGAAGATTTGCACAGCGTCCGGTGGAGCGTACTTGAACCGTTGCTTGGGATCTGAGAAACCAGAGGGCTGTCCCCTGGTCACGGTGAAGGAAGTTGTGAGCGTGCCTGTGCCCGCGCCCGTGTGTTGCCAAGCCCCAGACACCCCTTCAATGTAGAACGTCTCCTCCCTGCCTGGACCGGACACATCCAGCGCCATTCCCACCCGCGCCTTGGGGACTGGCCTGCTGGTGATGGAGCCCGCTCTGTACCACGGCTGGTGCTGATACCAGAGGTCTTGCAAGAGGAGCATTCTGATGAGGAAATCAATAGAGTTGAACCGGCTGATTTTACCCGTCCCGGCAGAAGAGAACTTGGTGGTCAACTCCCTGGTTCTCAGTCCATAGCGTTTGATGGACTCCGGCAGGAAGACCGGGATCAAGCCGTTTTCAACCAGGGTGTATTTTTGCGTGGGCTCATGAAGGAAGCTGAGGATCTGGGACGCCATGAAAAAGTTGTAGGTGTCATTGTCACTCATACCAAGGGACTCTTGGGTGATGTCCTTGCTACGCAACTTCACCCGGTCCACAAACCTGTAGGAGCGGCTTGTCTCCTTCCCCACCTCAGCCACCCCCAGGAGCCGGGTCTTGTTCTTTGCTGCTTGAGCTACGTCAAGATATTGGAGCCGTGGCACGGAAGCCCTCTTCTCACGGGAGGAAAAGAACACGTTGCCAAACTTGAATGGACGCAACCCCTTGGTGGTGTGGACCTTGTAGTCCTCATCCAGCCAGGAAAAGGGGCGCTCCCTGATGACCAAAGAAGGGGTATAGCGGGGGCGCATCCCCCACTCATCTACCTCCTCCAAGTGCCCCCTCTTGCCCGTCACGTCCTGCTCTGGGAGAAGGGAGACAAACATCTCATTGAGGAAGGGGTTGACGTTCTCTTGCATGAGGGACCAGACAGAACCCTGCATGTCATGGTGGGCAGCGTTGTGCGTGCGCCCGTCCACCAAAAAATCCTCAACATAGTTGAACAGGTCCACCAGGGAGAGGATTGAGTTGGGCTGAATGTCCCGGCGCAGTCTGGACCGGATTTGTTGCAGCGTCCCTGGTGTTGTTGGGGAGTCTCCGGGACCACGCACACGCAGGAGCCCCATTGTCTTCTCTATGGCAATGGCATTCTCCAGGGCGCTCTTGAGGCGCTTTGCACGGGTCAACTCCGTGCCCAGTCCCGTAGGGTAGGAGTCCGGCAGGAGGAACTGCCCACCATAGCCCAGATACGCCAGAGCAATGGCGCGGGGGAGGGACGTAGGGGAGCCAATCATGGGCACGCGCCAGACTAGCGTTGCCAGCCCAGGCAAAGACTGCCCAAAGGCTGTGTTTGGACCAAGAGAGGGGTTCAGGTAGATGGTGGTGCGGTCAAAGGCTTTGTTGATCCCGGAGCAGTTCACACTGATGCGGACCTGTGTGACGCCCGTTCCCGTCTGGACTGTGGTGCTCTCCCGGACAGCATCTATGATCCCCAGAAACACACGGATGTTTTCATCAGCCCGCTCCGGATCACCCTCCACCCCAAAATCAGAGGGCATGTCTGCGCCACTGGAGACGTACACTGACACCCAGTCCCCTGGGTACAGCATTTCCTGGTAGGGACGCCTTGGAAGGAGCGTGAAGGAGCATGTGGAGCCCTGGAATGTCTCATCCCAGTTGCAGTCAATCACGTCATCAGAAATGTCATATTGCCCCGGAACCTTCAGCTTGTCATCCCTGTACGGTCCCTTGTTGTGGCTGGCAACAAACACCCGGCAGGTAGAGTGCATCTGCGGGTTTTCATTGATGTGCAGCCCGGTCAATGGTCCAATGTTTGTGGGGTTTCCCATCATGCGCTCCTATTAGGATCTAATAGCCGTCTTGCTACTTGTTGACAGCGCCGCCGGCTATTGCCTGCCCCACCTGTGCCGCAGAGACAGTCTTGCCTTTGCTTCCCTTTCCGCGCTGCGTGGTTGCCCGCGTCTGGGCGCTCACGTCATTTGCCTGCCCGCGTGCGTTCTTTTTCACCACCACCTTGGTCCTCACCACCACGCCCTCTGAACGCAACTCCCGCAGCATCTTCTGAACATCCTGATATCCATAGTATTGCATCTTGCCACCCATCCACTCATAGTGCTTTGCCATGTGCTCACGCTTGGACCGGGCAACACGCCCAAGGAAGCCAGCACGGAACTTGGGGTCTGCCCGCAACCGCTCTTTCAACTTCTCAATCTGGAGTTGCCGCTCCTGTTCCCCAAGACTCAGGTGGAACGCCCGTGACGCAGCCTTGCCAGCTTTTCCAATCTTAAAGATGCTTGTCAGGTTAGCCATGAACGCCTTGATGCCCTCTACAAGAGCAATCACATACTTGGTGATCACAGGCATGTACTTGGCAACCAACCGGAGCAGGGGCGTCAAGAGCCTGCCTATAGCCATCTTCATCTTGTTGATTTCCTCTTTGATGGCATAGAATGTTCCGCCCTGCTGCGCCATCTTGTTGAACCTGTTTGCAATCAGCCGGGTAGTGTTTCCAAAGGCAATCATGGACTTGAAAGCGTCTTTTTCCAGTGTTGATTTGCCCTCAAGTTTAGCCTTTTCCTTGGCTTTCATCACAATGCCCTCAATCTTCTTGCGGGCACTCTCCCCCTTCTCCGTAGCAAAGACCTTGGACACATTCTCCATTGCTTTGGTGCTGATACCAAAGTGCTTGGACAGGGAGACAAGAGCAGAGCCAGACAGGCCACCGTACTGCCCACCGCCACCCTCTGCAATGGCCTGCTTGATCACCCTTCCAATGAGCAGTTCCCCGCGTGGTCCCTGAGCCAGTGCGCCCTCCTCCTGCTGCCGTAGGGCTCCCAAATAGCTTGCCCCCTTGCCAAAGCCTGCGGCACGCAAAACAAAGGACTGGAAGGGTCCAGAGGCGCTCTTGATGGCTCTGTCCATTGTGTTCAAGGTCTGGGCACCATAGCGCCCCTTGAACATCTCTGGGACCACCTCTGACATCCTGGCAACGGTGAGAGCAAACTTCTTTTGAGCTCCTTTGTCTGGGGTGATGGCAATCTGCTGTTCTGCATAGTCATTGGCAAGCCCAAGCAATTCCGGCAACCGTGCCCGCTCAATCCCTGCCGCCATTGAGGCTTCCATGACCTTGGACAAATCACGGAACATGGTCCTGAGCCCGCCCGCTCCTGCAAGCCCTCTCCGGCGCATCATGCCCGCGCCCGCCATGAGCCCTGGCTGTCCCAGGGTCCGCATCAGCATCATGGCACCTTGCGCCGCCTGCGGGGTTCCACCCATGCCAAGTTGGGCAGCTTGGGCTTGTAGCCCTACAGCTTCAGGGATCTTGTAGCCCAAGCGTCCTGCTCTGGCGCCGCCCACCATGCGGGCTCCTGGTCCCAGTGTTGCCGCCGCCTGCAAGCGTGCAGCTTGGCTGGCTTCATAGGCTTGAATGCCCTCCATGTAGTGCCCGCCGATCATGCCTGCAAGCAAACCGATCCCCCCGGCTGCGGCTCCCATTGCCATCATCCCGCCGGCTTTGCCCACCCCTCTTCCCACGCGCATTGCCCCCCTGCCTAACGCACCAAAGCCTCTGCCCCCCATCCTGCCCGCAGCACGGAGCATCCTCCCAAAGCCACGCCCCCACCTCTGGAGGGTCTTTGTGTTCTGCTTGAGTATCCGCCCAAAGGACTGGAACTCTCTGCCCACCTTCTTGAGAGGCGCAAGAACCACCCTTGCAGCCCCTTCAACACCTCTTCCAACGGCACGCCCCCCTGCACCTACAGCGCCGCCCACACGTCCTGCCATGCGCCCAAATGCGCTCCCTGCCACCGTCTGCCCCAGCCCGCGCATCCCGCGCCCAGCCCAAGATGTGCCCCGCGCCATCTTCTCCCCAAAACCAGGGAACAGAGACAAGGCTGTGGTGTCACCACTCTTGAGCGCCCGTGACGCCTGCTTGTAGTCCGCCACCACTTTCTTGATGGCTTTCCCCATCTTGCGGGGGATTTCGTCAATCTCCTTGGACATGGTTTTGGAGAAGGTGCCCGTCTTGGAAAAGAACAGGCTCTCCATAGGAGTGTTGGCACGCCCAAAGCCGGAAAACTCCCGGTGGACCCGCCTGGTGAACTGCTGGAGTCCGGTGAAAAAACTGTCAAACTGGGGGTCTAAAGTGACAGGGATGGTGATAGGTTGATCGGGCATGGTTATCTCCCTTTGTAGAGATTTGCCATTGACATGAACTCATCAAAAGCCTCTGGGTTGGCACCTCCCATCAGATCGTCCATCTCCAGTTCATCCGCCGGCGCTGCGCCCATCACCTCAATGTTGTAGGGGTCTTCCCCTTTTTTCAGCTTTTCAATGAGTTGAATCTCTTCTGGTAGGGGGGCAACAAACAGCAGTTCACCAGTTTCACGGAAATGCTTTTCCGCCTGCTCTCTCACCCACTCATCACGGCGCTTTGCCCGCTCATCTTCCCCCTCACTCAGATCGGGCGTCTCCCCACGGTCAAGCTGCGTGTTCCACTTGTCAACCAGGGGATCACCCGTGGGGGCAACCTCATAGCCCAGGTACTTCAGGCGGGCGTCCCGCGCCTCCTCCGGGTTGCTCAGGAAGTGGTCCTCATGAAACTGCACATACAGTTCATAGGGGTCACTCTCCAGCCACTCCCGGCTGGTCACTGGCCTCTTGAACTTCTGAGTCCACCAGAGACGCAACAACGTCATCAGGTCCGGTTCTGTCAGGTTCCTGATGGCTTCCGCCTCCACCTCCTCCATCAGATTCTCCGCCAGATCCGGGCCGATCTTCTGGTTGGAAGAGGTCTGGGAACTGGGTCTGTATTGTACGCTTACGAAAGGGGTCTACTTCCACAGCCTCCTTGTAGATTGCTGTGACCAGACCAAAATCATAGATGTCATCCCCTTTCTCCTCCATCCACCAGTCCGGTCCCTCTATCAGCACCACCTTCAAGTAGCCCAACATCTCTGCCGCAGTGGTGGCGTACTCTGGCACGCGGCTCTTTTCCGCCGGGTCATCAAAATCCTGAATCTCCCCATCCAAGATACGGCTGGACTCTACTGCAATCCGTGCCTGCATCCCCACTGTGGGGCGCTTTGCCGTGAAATCACCCTCAAACGTCTGTTCCTCTTCCTCAGAATGATAGCTGATGGAAAAGGTCTTGGTTTTCATGCGTTTTTTCTTAGCCATAGGTGTGCCCATTGCACTCTCCTCCTAAAAAAAACAGAACAGAACTTCAACGATCTAGAGCGGTTTGACAGTCAGGCTCATCATGCTCCGCTCAAACTCCTTCACCTCTTCAGGCAAGGAAACCCTCAAGGCAATCTTCCCGCCCAAGACCTCAGAGCCCTTGGGCAAGCTGTACTCTTCCGTGGTAGAAAAAATCTGCCAGCCCGTCTCCATTGACAGGGCTCCGTTGGGCAACTCCTGCACGTCTTTCCCAAAGACAAGCAGGGTCATGTCCGTCCGGTCTGGGACCAGGACACCCATGCTCAAGCCCACCAGCAGAATGGAGTCCTCTGGTCCGTCAAAAGCCTTGCTCTCTGCCAGGAAAATCTCTGGCAGCTCATGCTTTTTGAGCACCTCTTCACCGGCTTTGCTCAGGGACTCCAGAAACTCAGGGGTCCGCACCTTGGCGTCCTCCTGTTCTTTGTTGAGGCGCTCTGACATTTCCTTCAACTCTTCAAGGACATCCTTGACCTTCTGGGCGTCAACAACACCCGTGCCATTCAACTGCATAGCACAACTCCTTCCCCCCAAACAGAACATGAACAGAACAAAGAGCCCCTACACCTGGGACTCATCCAACACGCGGATTGCCACAAAGTTGATGTTCTCACTTGTGGGCGCACGCGCAGCAATGTCAAACGTCTTGCCCGCCGCCTTGACCCCTTGGAAGAGGTAGGTGGTTTGCTGGGTCTGGCTGTCCTCAATGGCAGCTTCCAGCGCCCCACTGGTCAAGATGTTGGTGTTTTGCGGGAAGATCCCCAGGTTCTTGAGGGACTGGTTCACCACGCGGAAGATGTTGGCGTTCATGGAAGCCCGGTAGGCAACCGGCACAAACTCCAGCACCTCCAACAAATCCAGAACGTCAATGGGCTCATGGTCAACGGACTCTTCCCCGCTCACGCCACCTGCGTAGGCTACCTTCTCACCATTGATCTTCAGTCTGGCACGGGCGCCAGAAAAGGTTTTGGTAGGCATCTTGGACCTCTCTGTCTTGTTGTATTAGAAACTAATAGCAAAGATGGGGGGTGCGCCACTGAGGAGTTGCCGTGGGGCTTGGCTGGACTCAGGGTGGCAGCAGATTCAAACAGTCAGGACTGACGAAGATCAGCCAAAAGCGACCCACACAACGCGCCCGGTGACATCAACGTCAAGAGCACCGGCATAGATGGTGAAAGCGTTGTTGTTGGCTGGGGATGCGCCCTCTTCTGTCAAGGCCAGAAAATCCGCAAACGTCCCCGCGTTGGCACCTGCCAAGCCGATCAACTGGTCATAGCACTCTTTTTCCGCCGGAGTGCCTGCTCCCAAGCCACGGTGCTTCATCAAAAAACGATCCTGCGCCGCCTTGTCAGAATTGATGAGCGCCAGCACCACTTTGGGCTCAAAATCCAGCCGCACAATGTGGTCCAATGCTTCATCCGCCACCGGCACGTCAAAGCTGCCAAAGGCAAAGGTGGGCACAGTCATGTACTCACCCATCATCCCTGCCAACTCACGGGCGTCCGGGTAGGGGGTCTTGTCTGGACCATCCCCAAGGTCCGCAACGGAGCGGAAAAAGGATGCCAGTTTTGTGGAAACACTGGGGGTTGCTGTTTCAGCCAATTTGGTAGCCATGTTTCAGTCCTCCTGAATCATTCAGTCACTTTCCTGACCGTTAGATGTTGCTATACTCTCAGAACTTTAGCCCGTTGTCAAGACCCTTCTCAGGCTGACAGGGACGGGAGTTGGAAGTTGAAGTCTACAAGAATGAAGTTTGCGCCAGTCTTGGGGAAAACCTGAACTTTTACGCGGACAACATCACCGTTGATCTTCACGCTCAAGCCCACCCAGGCATGGACTGGCTCCTGGTTCTCATCCTCTGAGTCAATGATGATCCCTTCCGCTCTGTAGTCCTCATCCAGGATGGTTGCCACTGCCTCACGCACGGACGCAGTGGTCACAGGAGCCCTGGTGCGGACACCTTCTGCGGTGGTCCCGATCCCGCGCCCACCAAAGCGGCTCTCCAACTTGTCCCGCATGTCACGGGTGATCTCATTTCGGATTTCAACAATCTGCCCATCTGTCCGGGCAAGATTGTCTGTAGCAATGTGGGTGGTGTAGTCCCGGACAATCCGCCAGCGCCCCTTGTAGGGCTCACCATAGAGCAGGCCACCCAGCAGGGCTTTGCGGATATCCAATGGAGAACGGGGGCTCCAGTCATTCAAGGGTTGCCCCAGTTCAGAGGTCTTGACATACTTGAGGGTGGCTGGCTCTCCCAGGGGTGTGCCCATCCGAACGCCCGCAACCTGGCAGGCATAAGCCCAGGGGGGCAGGGTTGTCTCACGCCCACTGGAGGAGAAGACTCTGGTGGTCTGCCCGGAAAGCTGGAACTGGTCATCATTGAGGAACTTGATCCACTCCAGCAGACCACGCTGGTAGGTGACACCGTTGAAGGAGCCAGCTTCCAACGGAAGGGTCCGCCCCATGAAGCCTTGCCGCTCCGCCCGGTTTGCATCAGAGTCCTTCAGGTGGTTCTGGAACAGCACCGTGAGCAGGTCAATGTCTCCAGCCGTCCACCCTGTGAGGTCATCAGAGGCGCACGGGACCACCAGCCGGATGTCATCTTTTTTCATCAGCTCATCAAAGCCGTGCTCCCAACTGATGGGGTAAAGGGGATCTGTTTCTGCCGGTTGCTGGACAACAGAGGTGCCCTCCACACCGTTGTAAAAACGCTTGTAGACATCCAGGTTGTTCTCTGGGTGGGCGGCACCTATCTCATCTTTGTAGGTACTGGAGCCGGGTCCGTCTGCCCGCTCTGCTTCAAACCTGCCAATGTTGGCAGTAACCCACTCCACCAGTTTTTGGTTGTTGTCCTTGACCACGGCACCGTCATTGTCAGTGTCTCCTGGTCCTACAACCATCTGGGAACCCCAACGGTAGACCACCTCTCTGTTTGCCACCCGCGCCACCACGTCATCTGCGGAATGGGCATTCAGGACGGCATTTGCC